ATGGTAGATACTGCGTCTGGTTCGTTCCAAATCTCAATGTACTCCGGTTGATACCGGTCAATGATTGCCTGGACGAATTTCGCGTATTGCCACCAATAGTCTCTATGTGGTAAGGTGCATATCTCACCGCTACCCATCCAGGGCGGTCGCTGCTTGACCGTTATCCAGTCGGCATGAAATCCATGCAATTTGTTATCTGGAATATGCCAGTCATAACCCGTTGGCGTTATTACCAAGTCACCACGTATGCTGATTTTCAATCTGGTGCGCTCGTTATAATACCGCCCCACGGTATGTAAGCTGCTCTCAGTCTCAACACCTACATTGGTCTTATCATACGTACTCTTTATGATACTTGGCATGTATAAATGATACACAGATTGTAAAGGTGCTGACGCTTCTTGTGGCTCATCCTGTACACATCCGTACAAGATAATCGATGCTAGTATAACCAGGATTATACTAATCGTTATCTTTCGCACAGCAATTCGGCGTACGCCTCGAACACGTTGCCCGTAATCGTGAATTGAACTTCAACCCGATACGTAGTGCCGACCGTCAATCCCGAAATCTTAGGCAGCGTGATAACGTCGCCTGTCACCGAGGTGCTGCCAGACATTGCGCCCGTAGTGACGTCGGTGTAAGTGTCACCCGAAAGCGAATATATCGCCGCGCTCGTGCTGGTTGGCGAGCTTCCCCAGTTGGTCGTGGTCAGGGTGTACGCAATTTCTTCGTCACTGCCCTGGTACTGTATGCCTTCTTTGATTTCTCTTGAAGTTGCCATTTATCTATCCTCTACTGTCCAGGCGGTTCCTCTGGTCAACAATTCCCAGGTTACATCACGACTGTCGATAGTCCATCCAAGCGAGCGAGCTAACAACGTCCAACTATCAACCACCGGCGAAACAGATGCAATCGTGATACCCCGATACAACCACGCTATATGCGGGCGGTCTTGTAATCCTATCGTGCCGTCGGCTACCGGGTAGATCGGGTTACTGGTGTATCCCGACACCGACCGCCGCTTGTCGTGGGTGTCAATTGCCATTAGCTGTATTCGCCCTTCTCGAAGGTGGTCCCGTCATCTGATAATACTGCGCTTCCGACGTTGGCGCTCCCGGCGTCATCAAATATCTTGTCCTTCGCTGCTGCGGTCGTGCGCTTATTGCGCACCGCCGTGAATAGGAAGGCCAACTTGTCATCATGTTGAGCATTGGCAGCCGGTACGCTTCCCGGTTCCGCCGCTGATTGCGCCCAGACACGGGATGATATATCGCTCATGCTGGAAGCACTAACATCGACCCCGGCGTCTATCTGTGATTGAATGTCTGAAATCATCGAAGCGTTGAGTAATAACTGGGAGTCAATATCCGAAATAACCGAGGCGTTCAATAATACCTGGCTGTCCAGGTCACTGATAGCGCCGCTTACGTTGGCGTCATGTAAGGTCAAGGCCGAGTCGATGTCACTGATAGCGGAGGCGTTTAGTAGCACTTGGCTGTCAACGTCACTTATAAGGTTATAGTTTACCGTCACTTGGCTATCGACATCACTTATCATGCTGGCGTTCAATAGCACCTGGGAGTCAACGTCTGAAAGATTGGATTGCAATACAAGTATGCGACTATCGACCCGCGTCCCTTCGGTGGTCGCCCAGACACGGGAGGCAATGTCGCTCATATCGGAAGCCGAAACACTGGTAGCAATAGCGCCCACCTTTGACCCCAAATCCGAATGAGCATCTGATACCGCGGCGCTGATATTCGCATCATGCAAAGTCAAGGCCGAGTCGATATCACTAATAACGGAAGCGTTCAAGAGTACCTGACTATCCAGGTCGCTGATTGCCCCGCTCACGTTCGCATCATGTAATGTTAGGGCCGAGTCTATGTCACTTATCAGACTGTAATTTACTATCAACTGACTATCAACATCCGAAAGGTTCGATTGCAATATCAATATACGACTATCAACCCGCGTACCCTCTGCCGTTGCCCACACCCGGCTTGATATATCGCTCATATCGGAAGCGGTCAAGTTCACACCCGCCGCGGTGACTGCGCTGGCAATATCGGATATATCGGATTCGGTAAGCGTTACCGACACGTTGCCGATTTTGCTGCCCAGGTCTGAGTGAGCATCTGATACCGCCGCGCTTATGTTGGCGTCGTGTAGGGTAAGCGCCGAGTCAATATCCGAAATTGCCGAGGCATTGAGAAGTACCTGACTATCAACGTCCGACACCATCGACTGAATAACGAGTATGCGACTATCGACCCGTGTGCCTTCGGTCGTTGCCCAGACCCTTGATGCGATGTCTGACATATCGGAAGCACCCACCGAAGCGGTGACACCTCCAATCTGTGACCCCAAATCCGAGTGAGCGTCACTTACCGCCGCACTAATGGCCGCATCGTGTACTGCTAGAGCGCTGTCAACGTCTGACACCAGCGAAGCGGTTAATAGCAACTGGCTATCAACGTCACTTATCAGGTCATAATTGACCGTTAGCTGACTATCAATATCCGAGATAGATCCCGAAATTCCGACAACGTATGAGCGCAAATCGCTGTGTAGGTCTGACAGTTGGGACCGGGCGGCTGGCTCTTCTGGCACTCGACTGTTGAAATTACTATCGAGGTTCGATAATACCGAAAGAACGCTATCAGTCATCGAAGCGGTCAATAATAGTTGGCTGTCAATGTCCGAAATCATGGAAGCGTTGAGCAAGACCTGAGAGTCAACATCCGAGATTAGATTATAATTCACGACTACCTGGCTATCGACATCACTAATCGCCCCGCTCATTCCGGCCAGGTATGACAGCAGGTTGCTGTTAGCATCTGATAGCTGACTTTCAATGTCGTCACCCGTCTCGAAAATAAGTATCTGGTCTGCGCAGCCCGTTTTGCGGAAGACATACATCAAATAATCATAATTACATTCGGCGGCTTTCAACGTCTGTTGAAACAGCCCGGACGTGACCAGGGTTGTCGCCTTCGAAATCGTGCCACTTGTGAAGGCAGCACTCCCGCCATGGTCAACGCCGAAGAACTTCTTCGTTGCGCCACTGTTGAAGTCGGACGCGGTGATGCCCGACTCGATAGATGCAAAGTCGGTGCTATCCACCATTGGAAACATAATCTGGTTCATTGCGTTCTTTTTGAGTTTAGACATATCCTTTCACTCCAAGCAGAAGATTAGCCCTTCCGCTGTTCCTGGCTTGCCCTTGTACCAATACCACTTCGATAATTCAAAGCCGTGACGCTCGACCAACACCTTGAGCGTGTACCATGAATACCAGGCAACGTGTTCGCCGTTTACGTGGTCAATCCCGCGCATAGCATAATACTGCGTAACCGACCCGTGCGCGTTGGGGGTGGTCAGTATGACGGTCTTATCTTGCTCCCGTAATAGATCCAAGAAATGCCCGGCGTTCGATAGGTGCTCGATAACTTCGGCGGCAATGATAACGTCAAGGTCGGGTATATATGGAAGTTGTTCCGAATGGTCAAGGTCCATCTGATAATAACGCTCTTCGAATACATCGGGAAGTACGTCAATGCCGTGGTGTTCTTTGGCTACCTGACGCAGCATCTTACCCATCGGGCCGGTGCATCCAATATCCAGCACCGTCTTATCTTTGGCGCTCTTCATCAAGAACGCCTCGCGATTGATAACTGGCGCAAGGGGAACCGGGTGCATCATCTTATGATAATAGACAGATGACAGCCCGCTGTGTTCTTCCGCTTCGTCCAGGTGTTTATATATATCGTTCATATATGCCAACCGATTGTCTCACGGTCTCATCAACGTCGTGATGGTCTTCGGCCCATACTCGATAATCAATCTTGTCATAATTCGCCCAGCAATCAATGATAGCGCTCGCCATGCTTTCGGGTTGAAGCTCACACTTCCAGGGGTAATTATCATGTTCATTATACCCTGGCCCGATGAACGCCTTGCCTGCTCCGAATGCTTCAATGCCGCGGGCGTATAGCGGATACAAGCAACTTACCACCATATCAACCCGGTTGTATAACATATTGACATCCTTCTCGTAGCCCTTGATAGACCGCAAGAATGGCCACCATTTGTTGTTATCGGCTAATGCGTGGAAGGTCTTTTGCATCTTTTCGTTATTGCAGTTGTAAAGGTGCAAGCGCGCCTTCGGGTACTTCTTCCAGACTTCTTGCATTGCGACGCATAAATACAACGGGTTGCGCTGCCCTCGCCAGTTCTCAATGTATAGGATGGCTGGCTCGCCTGATAGTCTTTCGGTGACGCCTTCCATCGGATAGAACCTGTCCAGGTCAATACCCTTTGGAACCAGGTAGGTCTTTTTTATGCTATTCCAGATTGGCATTTCTTCTTTTCGCATGGCCACGAAAAAATCCATCTTCGGCGCAAGGTCAACGATGGCCTTCATGCTGACACCGTTGCCAACGCTAGATAGTGGCTCGCCGTGCATCCACATCCCGCGCGGCTTGTCGTTGAAATAACTTTCATAAGGCAGTTGAGAATGAACCAGTTCAATGTCAGGGTCTGTCATTATCCCGTGGAAGGTGTTCCCGTCGGACGGGTTGCGCATGGTGACCTCGTGGCCCTGTTTCATCTCGCTGTTGGCAAGTTCTAACGTGCTAACAAAAAGACCGCTCAGCTCTTTCTTGACGTAATGCGTTATCTTCAAGCGTTCACCCTCCAGCTTATCCCGGTTCGAATGCCGTGGGTCTGGGCGTCGGTGTTGTAAGTTGTGCGCCCAGCGGGAGCGGATGGCGCATAATACACCGCGGGCGACATGACCGGCGCATATAACTCCCAGGGGTTTTGATAGATGTGGAGGACTTCGGCGTCTGACAATGCTCGGTTATAGACACAAGCATTGGAAACGTTGCCAGACAGGTATGCACTGGGCGAACTGTCTCTGCGTGCACCTATTCCTAGTTCATCTGCTACAACGCCTCCCTCCGTTGATGTATTTGACGCTATATCTAATCCATCGAAATATATTGATCGGAGTGAATTGTTATTGAATACCCCAACTACATGATGCCATTTATTTAGCGTATACGTGTTTGCGCTGGAGACTCTCCCACTAATGGAGGCCTCAAATCGGTGCCATGCACGTACTTTATTTGCGGAGTCAGTTTCTATCGAAAGCCAATTACCACTAACAGACGAATCAAATAAACCCAGTATACACTGTTCACTGTTTGCCTTATCTGATCTAACCCATACAGATAAAGAAAGTGGAAGAGTCGTTAATGGCACTGTCGATGTTTTAAGATATTCGTTTGATCCATCATCGAACAGCATTGACCAACCACGCGCTCCCGCTTGCCAGACAGGAGTGCCGGCCGCGGTCATCTTAACGCCATCAACACGGTCAATTAGCCCACCACCATAACCGCCCCGACCTCCAGTAAACGGTAGCCAGAACGCAAGCCCCTTCGCTTGCTGTGAGTGCTCATTAATCTCAAACGGCATATTCGGCGCGTGGTTGAAAGGCCACCCGCCATTGAGCGTTTTGAAGGTCATTGAACCTCGTCAGGAACTGGTGTCATGAAGAAGCCATTCTCGTCAACATCATTGGTCAACGCATCGGCTGAACTGTTCCACATTACCACGTTATAAGCGCGCTCGTAAAGATACACGAACCCACGAACCACCATCTCAACGTCAGCGGTTGCTTCATCAACAACGATAGAACCTATCAAGCGCAAGTTGTTCAGCTTATCAACAGCCGACACCGCCGCACTGGTAGTTCCATCGTCATTCGCTGGGTGCGCCGTTGCGCCATCAGACGACCCAGCCCCTTTGATATAAAAGTCAACAGTCTCACCAAGAACCGGCGTGGTCGCAAATTGAACGAAGCCGCAAAACTCGTATAATGCTGGCGTAGCAGCTACGCCGCGGTCGCATTGCGCGGATTGACGACCTGCGGCCGCGCCGATGTTGTGCATCTCGAAAGCGTAGTCCTCAGCCTGGGCAGCCGCCGCCGGAACAAACCAAACAGTTGTCTCTGGGTTTTGGTATACTAAATTAGCCATAAATCACCTCACAAATTAGCCGAATGACCGACCTGGGATATCGAGATTGTTCGACCCTCGCCCCATAGAACCTCAGCCCGTGACCCGTCTCTCTGGACAACGGCAATAAGATTATTCCTGGTATCCGTTCCTGCTTCAAAAATGTCTAGCAAATTGGTTCTTACCTCCGTTCCATTTTCTTTGGTAGAGATTTCTATCAAGGCGGGTAATAGCTGCAAATAAAGCCGTTCGGCCGCTGACGCTGCAACCCAATCGACCAGCGTTATTTGCTCTATGATTTCTTTGGGTTGTACATTTGTTCGCTGTATTGTTTCACCATTCGCAGGATCATTTATCAATCCAGCAATAACAGCATCCTCTTTCCACTCGCCGCCAATCTTGTACCCCAATCCTTCGGGGTCGGCTTCAATCTCATCATGTAACGCTTGCAAACTGTATTCAGCCATATCTATCTCCTATACTTGTACCTTATCAGCCCGGCAGAATAACGCAACGCCTTCGGCTGTTATCTCCATCTGGTAATAATCCCGCGTTCCATCCGCATCAATCAGCCCAGGGTATACCTCGAAGGTCTGCCCGGTGGTGAACTTCTTGCGCGGCTCGTATATCGCCATCATTGGTTTAGGACCACCCTTTTCGGGAGGCACCTTATTGTAGTCGTACACGTAGCACGCTAGCACCTTGTCACCCGTCACTGTTGCGGTCACGGTGTCTTTTGCTTCGTGTTGATGTGATAGCACCTTCAGCTTTGCAACCTCGTTTGTTAGCAGCGTAAACCCTTTTTCGAGTTTACTTATAGCGGTTTTGTTCTCGAACATTTCAACTTGTAGTGTATTAACCTGGATGGCAAGCGCCTGGTAGTTGGCCTCCAGCGTCGCGACACGCTGCTCAAGTTCGGGATCTACCGGCGGCGGGTCTGGGTCGGGAGGTACGGGCTCAAGCTCCGAATATTCCAACAGGTGCTCAAGCGTTCCGTTGTACCAGTCTAAATCAACGTGGGCATTCGGTACACCCTCGATGCTGCCCTCTTCGCTGTACTGCCAAAAGGTCCAGTCTTCCCAGTCGCGCGGGCGGTAGATGTCGTTATCTTCCCACGGATGTTCTATCGCTGTGTTGTATCTTGCAATCCAAAGGTCGCACTCGCCGAATGAAGAACGCGGTACGGTGTTTTCGTTCCACCAGTTACCGCGGGTGTAAATGATGGGCATTCGGTTGAACTGCCCCTCTATCATCCAAATCAATTCGTCAATCAGGTCGGATATATACGCCGGTGACTGGTTGCGTGACAGCTCGCAGTCAAGCGCAATCGGCAACTCTGGCTCACGGTCACCAAATACCTTCATAAAATCATCCCAATGTGCCTGAGCTGATACCCGTTTGTAGTTCCATTCGGCGGACCATGCGGGCGCAACCACGATATACGGGGTGCGTAATATACCAGCCGCCCCGAAGCCTTCCCAGTTCTCAGCAAATCTAACGTCGGTGTAATAGTCGCCCACCGTGCAACGCATAGCGGCGAACTTGACGCCATCCTGGAAGCATTGATGATAGTCGATGCTACCCTGCCATTTGCTCACATCAATGCCGAAGGTCTTGGGGTCACTCCCGTTATCGGTAAGCCACCATCTATCAGGCGCGGCGGTAATAGCCATATCCTGACGCGGGTACGGGAATGGGGTCGCAGTGCTGTATCTTGATTGTCTCATGTCATCACTCTAATTTTTTCTGCATACGGATATAAATATATTTCAACCCCGCCCATAGGAAGCGGGAAGTATCCTTTTATCTCGCTATACGTGGTGGCCCCTTCCACCGTTGTTCGCAAATACGTTCCAGCATAACAACCCACCCGATCAACCGTGACGATTTCATTCACCTTGTTGACCCGTTCAACAGCCTCGCGCTGTGTTCCGGTGTTGTGACTGTGCCCGAAAATAACAATGTCGGCCTCATGAGACCATAACCACCTTTGCATATTCAACGCCTTTGCACCGGCTAACTTGCCACCGACGAAACCATGATGCAAATTCACCATGATGGTACGCCGGTCTTGTTTGCTGCCCTTGCGTCCGAACTGCAAACGTATCCATCCAGAATACCCTAACGCCAGGCGGTCGTCATCCTTGAAGCCCCCGGCTTCTTTCACGCCGGTCACGATATCGCTGTAAATATCTCGCTCGTAATGCTTGTATATCGTGCCTTCGTGATTGCCTGCTATCAATCCCAGACACCTGGACGCAATCGGTCGAACGATGTCAAGGAAGCGGTTGCGCTGTGCTTTGGCAAGATCCGCAAGTTCCGGGCGTTGTATCCAATCGGCTAACGACGCCAGGTCGAAGCGCGGGTCTTTCTTGTTGATGAAATCACAATAGTCACCCATGCCGATCCAGTATAAGTTGTTGTCCTTTATATACTTGACCGATTGCCTGAATAACTTTTCGTCACACGCCTTAGCCCCGATGTGAATATCACCGAGCGGCATGATACGGACGGCATCGGACTTGCTGATACCGCTTATCATTTTCGTGAGTACGTTTGCCATATATTTTTAATGTGCTATCCGAGAGGGCCTGTATCGCCCTTCTCTAACTTCTCGACACGTTCTTTGAGTTCAGCATTCTCTTCTTCCAGTTCTCGAATGCGCTTGCGTTGCAGCGTGTCGGTACGTTTCAATTGGGTTCGTAATGTACTGATTAGTTTATCTTGCTCTTCGATATGTTCGGTCTTCTTCTTATCGGAGGACTCCAGAATACAAATACGTTTATCCTTTTCCCTTCCGGCGTCCTCCAAATCCGTGATACAGGTGCGCAATTCATCCAATTGAAGCTTAGAGCGCGCCCAGACAACGTCCTTTATTTCTTCCGCTATCTTATTCGATGCCTCTTTTTCTTTCTTGGCCTCGGCCTCTAACTTCATACCCTCCGCTCGCTGATTGCGCAACGCAAGCACACCCGTTAGTAGACCACCAAGCGCGACGATTAGCGTGACGATTTCACTTATGCCCATTCTTATTACCAATGTCCCATAGTGCAATCACCCAGATGATAGCAACCAGTAGCTGCCAGAACCAGGCCACGCGAAACAGTTCACCCGGAATGAATTTATCGAATATCAATAACGTATAAAGCACCGCAATATATCCAGTGACGAACGCCTTGTATATGAATATGCGAGTGTAGATGTTGCGGTGCTTTATAACGTAAATCACGCAGGCCAGACACACTATGATAGCGAGCGCTGAATTGATGTGTGACAGGTAGTGCATTGTTAGCGGCTGCCGCTGAATGAGCCAATCACCTTGTAGCCGCCGGAAGGTCCAATAGTGCCCAGCACCACGAACAACCCAACGCCCACCCACTGACCCAGTTCCAACGAATAGGCCAGCCCGTCAACATATACCCAGGCTATCAGCCCAGATAAAATAAACCCGACAGATAGCGCCACACCTTCGGCGTACTTGTCGGCAATGCCCAACTTCTCTTTTGAATACTGGATGGTTGCCAGCCCAATCGGAATGAGCGCCAGCAGCGTCACCCCCAACGACTTGATGGTTTCGAGTATTACATTATCCATTTTTATTCCTTCCGGGTAATAGTGAATAAACCTTTTACCTATATATATCATAAAACTATACATGATGTCAAATCGTATAGGTGGAAACTATAAGATTATATAAGATTGGTACTTGACTATTTGTTACAAAATGATATAATGGTTATACAGTAAACAAACGAACAAAGGAAACACTGATGACGACCAAACGAAAATGGACAAGAGTATTAACTGAAAATCTTGAGTACAAAATCGCACAGTATGAGGTGATGGGATACTACGAACGGGCCGCAGCATTGCGCGAAATCGGGTATTCCACCATTTCAGAAAATAATATTGAAGAAGTCAAGAAGAAAATCTCCAAGTATTACGAGAGAAAACATAATGCATCATGATGGCGGCGGTTGCTTGTTGGATGTGCTGCTTCAGATAGGCTGCATCTTTCTTGGTGTGTTGCTTATAATATTGACAATAATGCTTATATCTATTGCTGCAACCAGCTAACCCCCACCCCGCCCCGCCGGTGGCGTAATACCGGCGAAGGAAACCCCATGACCGAAAAAGACTACAAATTCCGAGCCATCCGCGTGAAGGGGAAAGTTCACGAGCGCTTCACCAAGATGCGCAAGGATGCAGGAATGCAGGCCACCGAATACACCCAATACCTGTTGAACCTGGGTGCGGCATACCCGCCGACCCTGGACTATACATATTACTGGCAAGAATTGAAGGATAACGACAATGACTAACATATCCCGCTGGTCACAACGTGGCGTATACACCCCCGACAAACGCATGATGGGCATATCCAACGAGCAACTTGACGCATACCTGGAAGCCCAGAAGGTCGAGGCAATCCGCAAGTATCAGGACACCCGTCTCGTTATCGAACTCAACAGCATCGGGCGACATGAAGTCCCGGAATGCAACTGCAACGGCGTCGACCATTGCAGCCATAACCCACCCATGCCCGCAAGCGTGGAAGAGGAACTTCCCTACTGATGGAGGATATCATGTACTATGCAGCAATAATTATCGTATCAATTATATGTCTCGTCATTTATTGGCATGAGACGAAAGGTGTAAAATTCGATGACTAATCAACTCCCCGAAGCTGGCGGCGTAGCCTGGACAACAGTATACAAAGACGGCGTCAAAATCAATCTCACCTCCCGCGCAATCACCCCCTCGATGGCGGTGACCAATCTCATGGCCGCCATTGAAGAGACCGGCGCAACGACCAGCCTAGTTCAATCGAAACCGATTCAAAATGAGTTCCCCAATACGCAAGCACCACCCCAACCCGAAGTACCCCCTGACCCAGCATGGAACCCAGCCCCTGAACCGCAGGCAGTACCCGTCACCGGGCATGACCTGGGACTGCTGGACCGCAAGCCGAACGCAAGTGACCTGGGCTTCGGTGATAGGTTCGAAATCGAAGTCAATGAGTATAAGTACGATGGTGCGTCCATCAAGTTTTACAGAACCGGGATGGAGTATCCCGACTTGAACCACAACATGACAGCAGAACGCCCCAGGGAAAGATTCAATGAGCTGTTCAACAACTGGCAGCCAATACAAGACGACGAGCGACACCCACTAAACCCGAACCCGATAATCCTGGCTATCCAATGCACGGATGCCAGCAAGCAGACCAAGCACGGGAACCCCTACCAGAACCTTGACGGGATGCGACGACCATGAACGAACAACGCGAAAACGACATCCGCTTCAGCCTGCGGGTATTGGCTGAGCGCAAGCGCAACCCAGTGTATCTCGTATGCACTGGCGACACCGACCCCGAAGACGCCGCCCGAATGTTCGAGCGGAAGACGGGGAAGGAACCGGAAGAGCAGTTCACCGAGTACGGGGTGCGGTGGTGCGGGCCGGTATCGGAAGAATAAACTAGACAGACTAGACGCCGAGCCGGGCGGCATATCCCGGCGAAAGGTAAAACGATGACAGCGGCAAGAGTTATGATTTCATTGTTCATTTCAACCTTCTGGGCACTGGCAGCCCTGGGTATCTTCAGCCTGACCACGCTGCCACCGCTCGTTTGCGCCGGGGTGGTGTGGGTGTTCGTGTTCGTGTTCACATGGTGCGGGATTGGATTGTGCCAGGCGGCGGCGGTGACTGATGAGGCGATAAGGGAAGCGGGGGAAGAATGACATATATTGCATTCTCAGGTGGTAAAGATAGTACAGCACTAGCGCTTCTTATGCCGGATGCAATACCAGTATTCACCGATACCGGCGCAGAGTTTCCAGAACTATACGCCCACATTGATAAGTTTGAACGCGTAACAGGTCGAGTTGTATTTCGAATTAAAAGCCATCTGGGCAGTCTCCTGGATTATATCAAGTCAAGTAAGTTTATGCCTGGACACCGGGCGCGTTACTGTACCGTAAAATTCAAGATACAACCATTCGAGAAATTGACCAGCGAGTACGCGGTTGCATTGCGAGCGGATGAAAATAGAATAGGCAACAGCAACGGCAAGGTTTGGTATCCGCTTCAAGATATGGGAATTGACCTGATAGAAGTTGTTCGTATTTGTCTTGAACATGACCTGTTGCCCCGTTATCCCGTTTACATGGCTCGCGGCGGGTGCGTGAACTGCTTCTATAAGCGCCGCTCAGAAGTTCAAGCCATGCACGAGTTGATACCCGACACGCTGGATGAATTACAAGACATTGAAGAATATGTGCAAGATGAGCGCGGCAAGTATGCGCTGATGTTCCCGAATGCAGGCAGGTCAATTCGTGACTTGCGCAGGCAAACTACAATGTTCAAGCCGGAAGACGTATATCGAGACGCCAGTAATACCAGCGATTACGGCACGAACTGTGGATTGTTCTGTAATAGATAACCTGTGGTATAATGATATTGCCTAGAACAATCCTAACGATTAGGCACAAACGCCCGTTAGTCACAAAGGTTGTTCTAGGCAAATAACCTAATCAGTGATTGGCGGGCGTTTGTGTTATATGGAGCAACACCATGCGAAAACGAAAGAGCATCACCGACACCGTAAGCCCGGCCATCCTGAAGCGGGCGACGCAATCCCGAAAAGAATACAATGCCCACCTGGACGCCCTTCGTGAAAGTGGATACACCATCAAGGCGTTGAAGGGCAACCGCACCGACGGGGTCCAGGTCGACGTAAAGGTCGGCGCGGGTATCTCGATTGAGACGGCCACGCTGATGACTGAGGCGGCGGATATTATAAGTCAAGTGGAGGGATTGCAGGATGGCTAAGGGAAGGATGATAAACTCAAAGATAACACTCGACAAAAAAGTACACGACCTATCATGCGACACTAGCCGACTTGCGTTTACCTGGCTGGTATCATTTGCAGATGTTGAAGGACGCACCCCAGGCGACCCGGCTATTGTCAAGTCACTAATATTCCCACGCCGCGCTGATGTATCAGCCGAACAAATAGAAACCTACATAAACGAATGGGCGGTGGCTGGACTGATATTATGGTATGAAGCCGAAGATGATTTATGGATACAATTCCCTAAATTTGACGACAACCAAAAAGGGCTGCGGAAAGACCGCGAAGCGCCCTCCAATATACCCGCGCCACAACTCCGGAGTGACTCCGGACAAACTCCGGAGCAAGTCCCGGTTAACAGAACAGAACAGAAAAGAACAGAACAAGTCGCCGCTATCAATTCCCACTACCAAAACAACATACAAATGCTAACACCCCACATGGCTGACGTTCTGGCGCTTGCTTGTGAGGACTACCCGCACGACTGGATTATTGAGGCGATTGATATTTCAGTTGAACGCAATGCAAGGAACTGGCGCTATGCTGAGGGCATTCTGAAGAACTGGAAACAAGATGGAAAGAATGCCGGAAAGAAAAGCGACACCATGACCACCGTCGAGCGCATGAAGGCGGCGGGGTACGGTGATGCCCGTGAATGAGCCCTTGACGTTCATATCATTATTCGCCGGGATTGGCGGCTTTGACCTGGGCTTTGAACGCGCCGGAATGGAGTGCGTCGCCCAGGTAGAGATTGACGACTTTTGTCAGAAGGTATTAGCGAAGCATTGGCCCGATGTGCCAAGATACGGAGATATACGAGATGTCGGAAAACACAACCTACCAGCAGCCGACCTTATTTGCGGAGGATTCCCTTGCCAGCCTCACAGTACAGCCGGGAAGCGCAAAGGCAAGGCAGATGACCGCAACCTCTGGCCGGAATATAGAAGGGTTGTTGATGAACTTAGGCCGTCTTGGGTTATTGGTGAGAATGTTAATGGTATCAGGACAACTATACTCGACGAAGTGTTATCTGACCTGGAAGCCATGCACTACACCACAGGGACGGTTATTATTCCGGCTTGCGCCTTCAACGCCCAGCACAAGCGCGAGAGGGTTTTTATTCTTGCCAACACCGAATACGATGGACGCCATAAAACCGAAACCGCTCAAGAGCATTATGAAGCACAACAGAGAAGCACGTCCAGGGAGAAGTTACGCAGCCATGAATTTGCGGGAGTGGGTTCACTATGGGACGCTCCCAATAATGACACAAGAAGAGACAGAGAAACACCCCATACCGTCATCGAGTGGCCTGCTGAACCCGACGTGGGAAGAATGGTTGATGGGCTTTCCGTCGGGATGGAGCGAATTAGACGAAAGCGAGTTATAGCTCTCGGCAACGCCGTAGTGCCCCAGGTGGCTGAATTTATAGGACGTGCAATTATGGAAGTGAACAATGCAAACTAACCCCCCACCCCCACCCGAAGAAGCCAACACCCTACCCCACGACCGGGACGCTGAAGAAGCCGTCATCGGCTCCGTGCTCATTGACCCCGAATCATTCGTATACATCCAGCTTGACACCGATGACTTCTACATCCACCGTCACCGCTTCATCTGGGCGGCAATGGTAGCGATACGTGCCAACGGTCAAGACATCGACCATTTGACGGTTTCAGCCGAACTTGAAAAGCGTGGTCAACTAGTTGACATTGGTGGAACAAATAGACTTCTCGATATGATAAGCCGCACCCCCAACGTCTACCATGTGGAAAGCTACGCCGACATTATCCGCAATACGGCAGTCAGCCGGCGCTACGTTGACTTAGCCGGCACGATAGCGAAGCAGGCCATGAATGGCGGGGTTGATGAAGCCGCCGCCATCGAAGCGCTGACCTCGCAGTCGAAAGGCGAGCGGGACGGGCGCCACATCAGCGAAGGACTGGAAGACCTGGAAGCCGCTATCATGGAACGGCGCGCCAACCCCGTTGATGTGTGGGGAATACCGACCGGGTTCATCGACCTGGACAAGCGTACCGGCGGACCATTGCATAAGCAACAGCTATTATTGTTATCAGGCGAAAGTGGAACGGGCAAGACCACCTTCTTGCTTCAGTCGGCATTACACGCCGCAAAGCAGAAGCACGGTGTCGCCATCTTCGAGAAAGAAATGAGCGAGCCCCGCACCCTGAGACGACTGATAGAAATAGACTGCGGCGTACCCAACCGGGCCATGTTATCAGGACACATCAGCGATGAACAACTGACACAGTTCAAGGCGTCGAAGGCCCGCATCAAGCGACTTCCCATATTCGTCAATGACGACCCCGGCAGTTCCACCGTTGATATTCGCGGCGTGATAGCCAGGGCCAGAACGCAGATGGATATTGACGCTATCTATCTCGACTACCTGGGACTATTAGCAGACACCGCACCCGGTAACGCTAACGACTACGACCAGACCAAAGCCATGCGCTTCCGTGAGCTGTGTCGGGAGCTTGACCTGGCGGGCTTCGCTATTCAAGACATGGTAAAGCATGACGGGTTCCCGAATATGCAGACGTTATCCGGCGGTGCGAAGGTGCGCTTCGGTGCTGATAATATTTATATCATCACCCAGGACGACACGAACCCCACCATGCACTACCTGACCCCGGCCAAAGAACGCGACGGTGACAGCCCTAGCAAGTTCATCACCCTGATGCGCCCCGGTCTGGCGTTCAAGAATGCCGCCGCTGAACCGGTGGACCTGAGGAGCATACCGTGAGTATAATACAAGAAACCCTATTTCTAAAAGAATATGTAATTGAATACCGCGTGGCGTTGCCAATGGAACCAAGTTATGTGTTCGAAGAAGATGCTGACCTTAGCAAACCACCGCCATTTGTGATGGCAGTATATAGGCCGCTCAGAGGTGATAGGCACGGCACGTATTATAAATTCGTTGGCGTGAGAATATCGTGACCCTCACCGCTGAACCCGGCACCAATTCCCCGTGTTACACCTGCAAGAGCTTGAGCTATTGCGTCGAGATATTATGGACGCTGGAAGACCTGCCGTGCATGGGTCTGGCGCCGAAGACGATTGACTGCGAGTTATGCGGGAAGACGGTATTACTGAACAACAAACGCCGCCGGTTCTGCTCAACGTATTGCAGAAACAAGGCGTACAAGATGAGGAAAAAGGAATTATGACATTACAACACGCAACTAAACCAACGCGCAACAACAATATAGCGGCATTCAGCCCGACATGGCTACCGCTAAAAACTATTTACCACGTTTGCGAGAAGTGCCACGAATACAGCAAGCACAATACGAGAATGGACGGGGTCCGAACTTATTACACCTGCACAACTGAAGGGTGCGGGAACACATGGGAACGCGAAGGGAGTATCGCATGAATAGAATAAAGATAAGCTCGATTGAAGTAGCATTGCTCATTCTTGTAACATTGCTATCCGTTCAACTGACTATAATAACGATTATCGTATCCGCAATACTGGCGACAATGCCATGAGAGCTGACCGACGTGACATCAACGAACGCAAGATAGTAGAATACTGGAGGGCACTTGGTAACGAATGGATACCGGCGAAGCCCGGCCAGGGTTACGATGGGCTGCTCATTACCCGGCTGGACGTTCATATTGTCGAGATAAAGAACCCCCAGCGTAAGTGGAAGCTGACCGACTGCGAGAAGCGAACGAAGGAAATCGTCGAGCGGCTGGGTCAGAAGTACAACATTGTCGAGACGATGGAAGATGCGGAATATATGGCGGGTGTGATATGAACTCCCACCTGATGAACGGCGACGTAATGCAGATCCCGCTATCTGATAAGTCGGTACACTGTATCGTCACATCGCCCCCGTATTGGGGACTTAGGAGCTATTTGACCGGCGATAACAAGTCGCTCGAACTCGGCTCCGAACCCCTGCACGATTGCGGCGGCTGGGTGACGGGTGACGACTGCGGCGAGTGCTTCGTGTGCCACGTTCGGCAGTATGCGCGGGAACTCTGGCGTGTGCTGCGGGACGATGGGGTGTGGTGGCTTAATCTAGGCGATAGTTACAATGCAAATCAAGGTATCGGTTTCAAGCCGGATGGCGGCAGGAACATAGCTGCACCAATTGGAATGAAACCCCCGAAGGTTCCCGGCCTCAAGCCGAAAGACCTCTGCGGCATACCCTGGCGGGTGGCGCTGGCGCTGCAGGCGGACGGGTGGTACTTGCGAAGTGATATCATCTGGGCGAAACCCAACCCGATGCCCGAAAGCGTCACCGACCGCCCCACGAAGGCGCATGAGTACCTTTTCCTGCTGAGCAAGAATAAGAAGTATTTCTATGATGCGGATGCGGTGAGGGAGTCTCAAAGCGAAGGAACATTTAAGCGATTCGGCGGAAACAACGCACCACGCAAGCCGGGAGTAAAGCAGGGCGGAAGCGCAAGGAAAACAAGACAGTTTGACGAATCGACACCGGTTGCGATATTACCCTCCGGCCGCAACCGACGAACCGTCTGGAACATCGCCACCGCCCCCTACAGCGGCGCGCACTTCGCCACCTTCCCGCCCAAGCTGGTCGAGCCCTGCATCAAGGCGGGCACGTCCGAACACGGCTGCTGCCCTGAGTGCGGGAAGCAGTGGGTGAGGGTGGTGGAAAGTAAAATAACGGCGGGCGGTGGCGGGAAACCGCTAAAGACCTATGACAGCAAGTCAATGCTAGGCAGCATGAATAATAAAAAGTCGTTCATACCAGGCCACAAACACGTTACCACCCTCGGCTTCCGCCCCGACTGCGACCACGGGCACGACCCCATACCCTGTACCGTCTTCGACCCCTTCAGCGGAAGCGGCACCACCGTACTGGTCGCCAACCAACTCGGCAGGCGCGGCGTCGGGCTGGACCTATCGTTGGACTACATCGACCTTGCGAAGAAGCGCACCGGGCTGACGGCGCTGGCGGAGTGGGAGAACGGGATTGACGCGACGGCCGAGGTTGACCTGGGGCCGATGTTTGCGGAGGTGGACGGTTGATAGAAATAGACGTAACGCAAGAAATAATCAAAGATGCAAACATTCGCAACGAACATTACAAAAAAATGTTTGGGAATAAAGGCACTCACAGAAAAGACAAGCATAGACAAAGAATGACCGGATACTTATCAGAGGCGTCTATTATAAAAACATTTCCGCACCTATCGTATAGTGTCGAGCCTTCTGTAGATTTTACTTATGGAAAATTCACAATAGACTCGAAGGCGCAAGGCTGCAATTCTTTCCCTCTCCCGCATTACAGCGCGACTATCTACGAAGAGCAAAAAGAAAGGCCCGTAGATTTTTATATATTCAGCAGGGTCAAGAATGACCAAAGTAAGGTCTGGATATGTGGCATTATATCCAAGAAGGATTTTTTCTCTTGGTCTGAACTGATACCCCGTGGAACACAAAACAATAACTTCACATACGACCAAGCCAGATACGAAATAAAATACTCACAACTTTACGATATAAACAACTTCTTCGATAAGTTGACCTTCTTTGTAGACAGAGTATGGTAAACCATAGTTGACAAGCCCCCGATAATTTGCTAGAATAGGTGTACAAATTGTGTACCTGAACCTTAGAGCGATTTTGCCATTATGGATGAAATAAGACGCACCCTAATCAATCTACATAGCGGAGATGGGCAAACACCCAAAATGAGTTGGGCGAAAATTGCCAGTCTGAAACAGTATCGCGGTATCAACCGGGCAACCCTCAGCGCATACGCCAGGGGTCGCAGTATCGTCAACAAAGAACACCGCAAAATACTCGGCCTCCCGCCCCTGGTGAAAGTCCCCGCCGACATGGTCCGCCGCACCCCGCCCGCCGGGACCGGACGCAAACGAGCACCCCGCGTCGAGATAGCACTGAGCGACCTTGACTGCGCGGTTGACCGGCTGAATAAGAAGACCGGCAAGAAATGGAGTTATGAATGATGATATCCCTAGAATGGTTCGAAGCGCAAAACGAAGTCATTGAGAAGTTGACGGCCGAGAACGCCAGATTGCGGGAGGCGTTGGAGGCGGTCAGGAATTTCCTCCCATACGAATTACACATACACCATGAGCTGAACTCTGCCGATTGCGAAATATGCAACGAAGAAAGAATGGTGCAGAAAATAGTATATGCCGCCCTCGAAGCGGCGAAAGGTGACGAATGAAAACTTGCAGAGTGACAATCTATGAAGATGACGTACAGGTCGCAACAGAAACGTACAAAGAGTTTCATTACGATGGCACTATGGGATACCCAGAAAAACCAATTAGAAGATATATTTTTGGCAATAACGTGATAGATAAAATTGGTCTAATAAAAACAAGGGTAGAATATATCGAGGCGAGGAAAGCGGTGAAAGGTGACGAATGATGTAGTGGAATTACTAGCCACTCAGAGCAAGAGTAACACCAATAAGCAAGAGTACAAAGGAGTAAATATGGACGCAAAAGTACATTTCCACGGTAACAAGAAGTTCGACGGTCGGCTGTGTATGAAATATTCAATAGCCTACTGGGTGAAAGCTGGTAATAAAACAGAAGTGCGGATCGTTGGTAATGATTATCCGTACCGAGTAATGAACGGGTCTTACATGGTACAAGATGAGTACCTTGCAATCGAGTTATGCAAGATTGATTTCAAGCATAGCCATTGCACCCGCTTTGTAATGTAATGTAATAATCTGAGTGGCTAGTAATTCCATTCCATAACGTGACGGTATTCGTCACAACAAGGATTAAATGTAAGAAAGGATGCAAGACATGAAAAAGATAACGATTGTTGTACTGATATTGACGGCCCTGGCCCTCAGCGCCACCGCGCCCAACCCGCACCCCACGCCGACACCCGCGCCCACGGCCACGGAAGAACCGACGGCGACACCGCTGCCGACCTGGACCCCATTGCCCACGTATACCCCGCTGCCGACATACACGCCTTATCCAACACCAACCTCAGCACCGCCCGACCCGCTGCCAACGAGTACCCCGACCCGCACACCCGCGCCGCCGGTGTATCTACTATGGTTTCCGCTCGTACCCAATGACTTACCCCCGTGCTGGCCGCCCGTTTGCGTGGGGTATCCTTATGTAGAAAGGTAGCAGATGAAGAAATACAAATACCCCGCACATTCCACCGAGCCCTATATCGACCCGACCCCGGCACCCCGCATCACCCCGCCGGTCTGGGTCGTCTATCTGGGTGTCGTCTGTCTGTTCGTGCTGATTGGCACGACGCTGGTCGGTTCATTCTGGATTAGTGACCGCCCGCCCGCTGCCGCTGCGCAGGTGTCAACACAGATTCCCATGTTGACTAACACCCCCGAACCGTCAACAACGCCGGAGCCGACCAGGACACCCTATCCCACATTTTCACCCACAATCCCAATTTCAACAAATGTTGAAAATGATATTCTGTGTAATGATGATACCCCCGCGGCGGTATATATTGTGCAGGAAGTAACATTAGAAGTCACCCGGCTGGTCACGGTGGAGCGTATCATAACTGGTACACCCCAGCCAGCAACGAGGGAGCCGAGCACGTTGACGCCGACACCGAACGCAACGCAGACACAAGCGGCATTTATTACCGGGATTGAGAACAGCACAACGAAGCGCAATAATTTGTGGAGATGGGCTGGGTTATTTGCTTCTGTTGGCATCGGTGCAATAGTCATTGGTATGGGGATTGGTGCGGCACTGAGTATCGTGCTACCCCAACGCCCGACCATCGAAGACACCACCGAGACGGCCGCCGATATTCTGACCGTCAACGATGCGCGGCGGGACCGGGAGATTTTGCGGTATCACCGAGCGGGATGGACCAAACGCAAGATACAATTACACGTGTTCAAATATTCCGGCGGGGGTGCTGCTGATAAGGTTGATAAGGTGATTGATGAATATAATGCCAGCTTACGAACCACCCCCCCACCGACCGAAGATTACACCGGGGAGGGGGTTGCGTAGGCAGTAGTAACCTTCGTAGTAGCGCCAAATATTTGCAAAATGGGAGGGGGTGTGGTAAAATATATTTGATTAGGAGATGCAGACAATGATGAATAAAGAACCGCTTTCTACGCTGTACTCCTAATCAAGTGCATCATTTGTAGATAGCGGTTTTTTATTTGGAGTTGAGATGAAGACATGCAATAGATGTAAGAAACAAAAAAGCGTAAATGATTTCTGGAATAATAGAAGTCAACATGATGGATTGCAAAGTTGGTGTAAGCAATGCATGACCGAAACCAGGGATATATATAAACCAAGTCCAGAACAAATAAGAAAATATCGCGAGCGGATAAGCCCAGAACAAAGGACTAAATATAATAACACAGAAGGCTCAAAAGCATCGCGTGAAAAATGGAGAAAAAACAACCAACACAAAGCAACAGCATATAAGAGTGTTTTTAGGGCGATAAAACGTGGCGACATTCCAAGAGCACAAACTCAAGAATGCTATCATTGCAGGGATGTAGTCGCCTCTCATTACCATCACCCCGATTATAAACGCCCTTTATTGGTTGTCCCATTATGCAGAAAATGTCATGCAAAAGAACACGCTAATGAATAGTAGACCCCCCCCACCCCCACCCCCACCCGAAGAGATAGACCTCGACTTCGTATACTCCGACCTGGTCGAAGTCGTTCAAGACGACGCTGAGTTATTCGTCCAGGTGCAGCATGACGGGTTGTGCCAGATGGAAGAGGATTAGGCGATGCGAGACATCATAAAGAATGGGGAATAATTGCCAGACGCTACAATATCCAAATCGCCGCCTGAGTTCTGATATACGAATGTTTCAACATAATCGCCATCGCTTAAGTAGTATTGAGAATTTACGCTCAATCTTGTTGTAAACCCGTTTAGTGCTGTCGTGCTATTTTGTGCTATGTGTGTAGCTCCTCCATACACGATATACACTATTCTAATTCCTGTTGCATTAGATTCAAACTCGACCGCCGAACTAATTGTATACCACCCAGAAAGAGTAGATGTAAGCCTGGATGTATTTGAGACTGTGCTGTGCATATCATAAGGATCTATCTGGCCGGTGTTGAGTGTTAAAACCGTCGCCGCTCCTGTTCCAATAGTTATATTAGCATTATTATAAGCCCGTACATGATACCCAAAATTACCAAAACCGAATATAGACCGCAACGCCGCCGCCAGTTGTTCAATCGTCCTGTATTTCGATAACATAACTTACCCTGCCGCCTGATCTAATAGAACCTCGATGCGTTCTTCCTGGTCGGTGAATGATAACCTCAGCACGTTCGGAGCTGCGAACTCAACCTCATCACAATAACTCACCTGCGGGTCGTCCCATACGTTAGACGTTCCGGGCGGCTGCGTGCCGGTGGGTGCGTTGGTGTCTCGAACGTAGAACCCCGGTTCTAACAATTCGGGAACTACGATACCGCCCGCCTGGTTGTATAATATTCCGTCCCGGTAAACATACTCAACTGCCGTCGGCGCTTGCTCGTATACGAATTTCTTGTCAGCATATACGCCGCCCTTCCAGACGTTGCCAGACGCGTCACCCTGCACGACAATCTCTTGCACCAGATCCCCAACCCGCTGAGATATGTTATCGCCTTCCGAATTGATTGACAGCGCATTCGTTTCAACCCTTCCAGCGGTCACGAACTCAGCCGTACCAATCAGCGTACCGAGTGCCGTACTTGCGGCGGTGGCGATAATATCCGAAGTATACACTCTCCAATTGAGCGTAGACCAGAAACCAGTCGCGGTGATATATAGCCCATCACTATTGGCACTCGGCTTTCCTTCTCCGACCGTAATGCCGCCCGCCGTTCTGGAGACGGGCCAAGCGTATTGCGCCAGCGCCCGCGCTCGTAATGCCGTCGCCCCCGCTGACGACATCCCGCCCGCAACATAATCCATCACCATTAAACCGTAAATATCCGATGAACTTGTGTTCTCTATTGTCCCGGTGTTTTGCTGTATGCCGTTTTCGTCCGTATATGTAACGTTTACTTTATTATGCCACAACGCCGGGTCAAAGGTGCGCCGGTAGTTGATGCCGTTCTTTACGAGGTCGAGCTGCCAGACAATGCCCTCCCATGATGTTATTCCGTAGGTACTTTCGGTTATAACGTTGCCCATCCAGGTATTATAATATTCGGTCCATTCCATCATAGACCCGCGTTGTATCTTGAAGCTCCCGGTCCAGTACCCACCGACGGCGCGGGTGGTGCGTCGCCAGTTGTCAGCTAGGTGGTCGATGTTTTGATAAAGCGCCTCACTTGCCGTTGGCTTGTTGGAGATCACTAAACTCATTCAGCACCCCGCAATGATAACCAACGCTCGTAATATATTCCCGAATCTGTAACATTGACGCTGGTCGGTTCTGCTAAGGTATGCGTACTTCCAGATGATAAACTCACAAGATGAACGCGCCCATCGCCGGGCGGTAGTGTGAAGTAATCGTGATTGATATTCGCAAGGTGGCCGGCAAATATACCATCCACTATTCCAGTCGGTGACATTGCAAAATAGGTGCTCCCGATTGAAGCGTAAGAGTTCAGCTTCACAAATCCCTCGTCAACTGGCATTGGTATCCAGCAATCAATCAGCAAGTTGCCCGCGCCCGCCGTGCGCCTTGCCCAAAAGTAAAGACCGAAGTTTGCCAGCACATCGTCATTATCAACATCACCGTCAATCAGTGCCTTTTGGTTGTTGATGGGTAAAGTGTAGACATCGAACTCGTATACCGTCCAGACGTTGCTGCTAATCTCAACAGTTTGACCCCGACGCCAGAAGTTCAACGCAGCGGTAGCGTCGGCCTGGTTCCCGTATTCAGCATACACTTCCCAAGTTCCCGTTGTGCAATACATTCGGCACAACCCCAGGAACGTCCCGCGCTGGTCGTCATAGTTCCCGGTAGCGCAAACATCCGAGAGGTTCAAGACGCCCAGGGTGTTCCACTCATCATCCCAATTCTGCCCTGATTCGCTTACAACTATATGCCCACCCCCGCTGGATGCCGTGGCAGATGCTGTTACGCAATCCGTGGCGAGACTGGCATCTTCCAATTCCCAGGTCGTCACAAAGTTGGCAATCGTGGGGTGTTTGTTTTCGGACCTAACGCCCATATAATGGTCGGTTCTGTTTGCGGTTGCGCTAATCTCGAATAGCCGCACCCGTGCCCCAACATCGCCGACAATATCATGCGGGTCAGTTGAAGATCCCGAAGCGGTGTAATTGTATACTGTCACCATTCCAGTGTTGGCGTTATCCTGTGGTAACTGCCTGGCCGTCGTGCTTTCCCAATACGGGCCACGAGTGACCGACACCGTGACCGGAATGTCGATACTGGTCGCCTCATCCCCGTACCAGCTCGCCCCATATTGCACTTCAATCTTATGCACCACCGCTCGCCGCTCACCCGTTTCGTTGTCCATCTTGGCATGAAGCCAGACCGGGTCTTCGACCGTCGGGTCGTTGATATACGCCTCTGCCCAGACCTGCATGGCGTGAAGCGCCTGCATATCGGCGGCGATGTTATCCTGGCTCGAATCGGTAAGCAGCAGATGAAGCGTCTCAACTACCGGAGCAGGATCTCCCTTGTATACCGGTGTTGCAACTACCGGGAACCACCCTTGACCCGATAGGCTGAACCCGGTGGTGGTATCGTTCAAGTCTACCGTTGCACTTGCGTGTGAGAATTTCGATACTATCGCCATTATATTTTCCTGCTGATCATTCGCTGCCTGACAAGTTCCTGCTGTCTCAGATAGACCGACATTTGCGCCGGGTTGTTTATGTAGACATTGCCCATCGAATTGGACGTGTTGTAATTATTCGCCATCGCTGGAACGCTGCGCCCGAATGCCTGCTGTGGTAATGCTGAGGAAGCGTCGATACCTTTGGCGAATCCTTGCATTACGAAAGCGCCCAGTCGCTCGAACACCTTCGAGGGTGAACCGACCTCAAGTTCCTGATTGGCGGCAATAATGATGGCCTGCATTGCCTTGTTCATTGCGTCAATCAGGTCTGGAAGGCTGGCCTCAAGTCCTAACTTCATCCCGCCCAGAATATCCTTTGTATCTAGTCCGTGTTCTTTTATCAGCTTGATAAGGTTCATCTGTTCTTGCAAGAACGCCAACTGGTCTTGCTGACTGCGTAATCGGTTGACGCGTTCCTCTTCTTTGTATAATAGTCCCTTGAGATATAACTGACGGTTGAGCAATCCCTCAATGGTTTTTTCTGATTGGATTTTTGCTTCAATCCACAACTGCCCGTCTTTCACTGTCTCGAATACTTTCCTCTCGGCGGCGAGTTTCTTTTCGACTTCTTGCAGCTCGCGCTTGATAGGGTCAAGCATGAATTTCTCGTATCGACCTGCGAACCCGCCGCCAGCACCAGACAGACCGCTGCCAACTTCCAGTAGCTTAATTATAAAATCATCGAGCCAAGACTTATTACCTTCTTGCGCTAGCTCTTTTATCTTGCCAATTAGGATGTCCATTTGACCGGTGACTATCTTGATACCGGCGGCCATCGGTGGGTCGGACTGTTGTATTATCATCCACAACGCGCCCCAGTCGAAGTTGCGAATCTTCTCAGCAAGATTTTCTAACTTAGTCTGTAAATTACCAAGTGCAGTTTTTACCGCATTTGCACCACCCTCCACCTTCCACAAATCCTCCGTTAGCCCCTGGAACCATTCCCTAATAGCCTCGGCAATTCTATTGCCAATCATTACACCGAACGCGAACACGGCTTTTTTTAGATTGTCAATCCATATTTTAGCCTCTGTTATAACATCGACAGCCGCCTGCATGACTGGGTCAACATCTTCCTCCCAGAAGGTGACAAAGGTCTCCAGCTTTGTCTTTAGCTCGCCCCATGCGTCAACCTGTTCAACGATGGCGGTAGCCGTATCCTCGCCGACCAATGCGTTTAGGTCTTCGAATGAAGTTGTCAAATCCCCGTTAGCATATTCGACGACTTCCTCCATCGCTGGCACGAGTTCATCAACGAACCATTCTTTCGCTGTTTTTGCTGCTTCGGGAATATCGGTGAAAAGGAAATCATAAATACCCTGTAAAGCGTCTTTGATGTAATTATCCCACGCATCAGTCAAGGTCGTACGGATACCCAACCAATCCTCATCCCAGGCAGTCCTTAGCGTTTTGATTGCGCCGGTGACCGTTTCGCTAATCCACTCCCAAGCGGCTTGAAGGATGGGTAATATCTTCTCCCATGCCTCGGTCAACTTTGTTTGAATGCCCAACCAATCCTCTTCCCATGCTTTGCGGAACGCAGCCACCGCTAAGACAATACCGGCGAACATCAGTATAAGCGGAGCGAGCGCAATTATAAATGAAGCGATTGCGGGAATTACAATCGACGCGATTATGACACCTATTGCAATCAGCACGTCCTTGAGTTCAATGTTCTTATCAATCCAATCCGTGATAGGCTGGATGAACTCTTTTATCTTATCCATGTTCTCTTTCACGGTATCAATGAACCCGACTATATTGTCTTTTATAGTCATTATGCGCTCAATCGTTTCAGGCGGGAACATCTGATAGACGGCATAATTGAAAGCGGTCATTGGGTCAGCGCCCTTCTGAATTGCGTCAATGAACGTGCCCACAAAACCAGCAACATGACTGAATACATCAGCGACCCGCATCAAGACTGGCACGATTTCACGCCGAAACAGGTCAACCAATGGCGGTAATATTTTCGCCGCCATCTCCCCCAACATCTCCATCAGTGGTTTGACCACCGGTATCAGTGCCAGACCGATTTCGTCTTTGGTATTCTTCATCGTAATCTTGAACGACTCGAACGCTGCCGCGGCGCTGTCTGCAAGGTCGGGCATATTGGCGGTGTTTTCGGCCAACTTCTCCATGACCTGGTTCATCAACGCTTTTTGCTGCGCTTGCTTTTCGGTGAGGGTGATGTCTTCTTTCATCAACTCGGCGGCGGCTTCATTCGCCGCTGCCAGGTCAACGGTGATACCCAGGTTGTCAAGTATCATCGGCGATAGACGCCCGATACCAGTCACGAGCGAGTTCATCATAAAGCCCATGTCTTCCCCGGTGGCCGCTGACACCTTGCCCAGATACTCCATAGCACCGGGCAACTGGTCAGTGAGAGAATCGCCAACCAATTGAGCGGCCTTGTTATAGCTTTCCATCATGTCTCGGTTCGTTATCATCCCCGCTGAACCTTCGCGCATAGCAGCAAGCACCGCATCGGCAGACTTGCCCGACGCTTCCGTTATTCCATCGAATGCCTGTTCTATTCCTTCCAGACTTGCCGCATCTTCGGCGAGCTTATAAATCCCCACCCCTAACGCAGCCACCGACGCCGTTGCAACCCCGATACCAGCAACAGCGACTTTGCCCAACTTTTGCAGGCTCTTGCCCATCTTGCCAAAGACCCCTTTCGTCTGGTCCTTAGCAGATATGATTATATTTAGCTTTGCATCAGCCATCAGCGGCGCTCCATTTTCCGATTGTGTTTATCTGATTGTCGCTTTTCTTCTTTCGCCTTCTCGCTGCGATAGAACAGGAAGCGCTCGACCCAATACTGAGAAGCGTCTTCGTCAACCTGCCACGGTGGAACGCCCCAGGTCTCCGCCATTTCGAGCGTCGCAATCCATAACGGCATTGGATAAGCTGGGTGGGCGACGCCCTTGATGTTGAGCGTCAGCCCCTTGTAATCCACCCAGCTTATGCTTCGATAGGGTTTTCAGTATCCTCACCCTCGGAAGAACCGCCGACCGCTTGCATGAGTTCCATTATCTGCGCCTGTGACGCGTCCCATAATAGCTCACACGCTTCATCACGGTCAGCGGGTTCGGTCACATAATCGACCAGGAACTCGACCATCTCGTCAACCATTTCGGGGGTCGGGTTGTCAACGCTGAACGCCTTGACGAATACCAGCGCTTTCTTTTGGCGTCGTAAGAATCCGGGCGCTTGCTCATCGGGTGGGGTGAATACCAGGTCTGTCATGGTAAACTCGCTGCTTCATTCAGTACCAGGATTTCAGCTTTCAGGGCAGCGTCGGCGTCATAGCGCACTCGGATAGTCGCCTCAACAACATCGTTCCCGTCTCGTTCATCTAATGCTGACCAGTCTTCATATACGCCAGCAACGTCAATATTCATCAGCTTTGTAGAGTATGCGCCGGTGTCAGTCAACGCCGACCCGGTAAACTGCAAGCGGTATTGCTGAGGTGTGTTAGCCCGATAGATTGCCTTTTGAGCGACGGCCGAAGCGTTGTGTTCGTAGGTCACACTCAGGATGATTTCATCCTCAGTGAACTTGGTGAGACTGAAGTCCTTCGACCCGTCTACCGCCCAATATTCTTGAAGTCCGGTAGTCCAGTCCAGCGAGAAGCCGAAAAGCGTATTAGACACTGCGGTCGTGCCAATCGTGCCGCTGTCAGCGTCAATGTATAACGTGGCGTTGTTGACCAGAATTTCCTCAACAACTGGCAAGCCGCCGGTGGTTGAAGTGAATGTGGTATTGGTCGCCTCGCGTCCAGTCCATTCGGCGCTCATCATCATTGCGCCCATGCCCTCACCCGCCAGGGTGAATGATTTTACGAAGGCATAGTCGAACTCTTCCGCTTGCTGGTCGTCACCTCCCTCTATCGTATAAGTTGACGTTGTGTTCTGGGCGGTGGTCGGTGCGGCGTATTCGTAAATGAAACCGCTGCCCGTGCCGTCCGCTGATGCCGTTGCGGTATTGATGCCCGCCTGGAAGATATAGCCGCATTGCTCGAATGTGGCCTCGACTTCTCCCATCGACAATTCAGACCAATAACGGGCAATATATGAGCGGGTTGTGCCGCCCAGATAGCCCACGTCTTCGGTCGGGAAGATGACTTCGTGATTATCTTTGATGGTTCCAACGCCGCGCCAAATTGCGGTGGCAACTACTGGCGTGCCGCTTGCGCCGGTGGTTTCGACGCCTAGCTGTAACTTTCTTAGTGCTCGTGATCCTGCCATGATACTTTCTCCTTATGTGGTAATGTCCGTTTGGATCTTGACTTCGGTCATTGTGTAGGTGACGCCCAGCGTATCAACACCACCCCAGGACAACGGGCCGAATGTGTAACTGATGGGTCCGAATGTTGCCAAATATGTATACCCGCTGGTTCGTAATAATTTATATAATTCTATTGGTATCGTGTCGATTAGATCCATCACTTTCGTATAATCCCGCGGCAGGTCTTTGCGCGCAACGTGCAACTCAATATTTATTGAATGGATTGCCCGCATGAGTTCCGGCGGTCCGATATTATAGTCACCGAATGAAGGATACACCACCGCAAACGGGAACGAGTTGTTGGTTTCGGGTGGCTCTTCTGGAACACGCCGAATGCCGCTTATAGTTTGCAGCTCATCAATGATTTCACTTATCGCGTCTTTGAGTGCCATTAGAACCTCAGAATATAGGGTAAGACCAGCATCATAAAATCAGTGTCAGCACGTAAGTTCGTTACCACGACTTGAAGCTGACCGACTGCCGCCGCCGCACTTATACCGAGCGGCGTATCTTGTCTTTGCATCAGTCGATTGGTCGCCAGGTAGCAGGCCTCTGAAATGGGTGCGGGTGCTGACGACCATCCGAACTTGCCGGCAATCTCGACACCCTTCGCGATACCCTTTGGGAACCAATAGTTACCATTGGGATTAAGTCGGATCTCCCGGTAAGGTTCGCTATCAAGCGCCGCATTCCAGGGCCAGAGGTCATAATCATCCGTAGCCGACCAGGTGTTCTCATAAGTGCGGTCGTTATCGTTATCAGTCTTGAGTGTCGTGATTGATACAATCCGATTAGGTAATCTCAGGTAGTCGCTGTGGGTTGCTGTAAAGTATCGGGTCTCATCGGCGGCGGTGGTAAAGAAACGCTGCCAGCAAATATGGTCAATCGCCCTTGATATGCCCGTGATATACGATTCGATTGCGCCGTCGTCTTCGGTGTCTTCGATGTCGTGGCGTCTCTTGAACTCTGCAAGTGTTCCGTATCCGTTTGTTATAGCCATAAATCACTCAACTCGTATCGCGTGTATTGTTTCACCAACCATCGCCAATTATCGGGCCATGTTCTAATCGGCCAAAACCTGTCTACCAGCCACTCGAAATCGTGTATGCGCTCTTCCCATTTGTTATTCCACCAGTAGTCCCAGACGTGTAGATAAACATTAGTCAGTTCCCTGATTGAAACCCTGCCAGCGACTTCCGGCGGGCTTGACCAATGGGAACTAGGTTTCGACCAGTGGGCGTACCATGTCTTTTTATTTCTCAACACCATACCTTCGATAGGCCCAAGCTGGACGGGGAGCGCTAACTGTTGCGGCTCTTCGCCAAATGTGCCATACATATCATTAGTCATACCGCCGATATAATCCCAGAATAACGATCTATTCATAAACCAACATGAGCCCTGGAAACTCATCTCTTCTGAGATGTCATCGTCTTGTTGGCGTAACTGCCGCGGCTTGTCGGGTCTGGCGGTCAATCGTGGGCGATAAGGTCTTGTAAATGGGTATATATAAGACATCGCATCCACATACGGCTTGCTTTCGACAATCTTCCAGGTCGGTGCGTCGAACCAATAACGTCTCGGTACGACAATGCAATTATCAGGACAATCGCTCTTGAGTATCTTGTCCCATCCTGGACCGATAGAACAATGAGCGTCTATCTTCATCAGATACTTACCGGTTGCTTCTTTGGCGCCCTTGTCCAGACTGTATCGCATTCCCTTCACGCCTCGATTGCGCAGAATACGAAGCCCTTTCTTTCGATTGATTCGGTAGTCAGGCTTTTCGCCGTCAATCACAAGCAGCACTTCGATCTCATCTTCGGCGTTGTCGTATAAGTCTTTGATGGTTTCGTTTATGTATGGTTCTTTGCGGGCGGGCATAATGACGCTGACTTTGCTCATGGCTTCACCCAATACCAGGAATTGCAGGTCAGGATATATACATCTTCTATCCCGTTGTTGTCGGCGTATTCCTTGACGGCCCGCTTGACGCCCGGCTCATCGTTGCTGTAATCGTGACCGGCGACAATGCCGCCAGACCTCACCTTCTTTGACCAGTGCCTAATGTCGAACGATACGCTCTCGTAGCTGTGGTCTGCGTCAATGTAGACGTAATCGAGCACTCCATAACCGAACAACCTGAGGGCGTCTGCGCTGGTCTTTCTGATAATCTCAACATTGTCAAGTGGTGACAATCGCTTGATAGCCTTCTGATAATATGCTTCGTTGTACCACGGGTCTATGCTGTATAACTTCGCATTGCGGTTATACTTGGCGAGAATGTGAGAGAAGTTGCCCTCAGCCACGCCAATCTCAGCACCCATTTGAAATTCAAGATAGCTGAAGACGGCCGCTAGTCCTGTGCGCCCGTAGCCCTTGTGTATTTTATTCATGCGGACCTACAATCAATTCGGCTTGACTGATTGCCCGTGTCCCACCAACGGCGGTTACAAGTTCGTCGTATTTATTCATATACTGCGCGTTCTCGCGGAAGATGCCCAGATGATGACCGGTTTCATAGGCCAGGTCTGTCTTTTTCTTTAGGAACATTCGCAACTGCTGAAGCGCTTCACCTTGCCCGGTCTGCTGCCATAAGTTCCAGACGTATTCAGCGGTTCCGGCGGCGTGGTTCATTTCGTCTTTCTTGGTCTCGCCGTCAAGTTGTGCTTGAGCGCATACCCGTTCAAACTCTTGCCTACTAATCGGGTCGGTACGTTCAAAGTATCGGAACGCTTCGGATAATGCCCCGGATGCCTCGCCCGCTTTCATGGCGGCGCTTTCCAGGTTCAGCGATAGCCTGCCCACGTCATCGGGTTTGAATGCCATCATAGCGTCATTCATCTTCTGGTCAATCTTTTCCATTGAACGCTTGTTCAATCGTGCAGGTGGAGCCAGGTCGTCAATACGAAGCTGGAAGAACGACGGGTCAATCTGTAACTCGCCTTCGTATCCATATATCGGCTGATTAAATTCAGACTGCCAGCACTCCATCCTCAAATCAATACCGCGCCCGTGGGCGAAGCCAATCCAGAATGCAAAGTTGACCGCCTGGTATCCGTACTCGGTATTGCTTGACAGTTCATTGCCGTATAGTTCGATGTGTTCGTATCCGAGGTGTATAGCAAGTGCAAGCGCCATTGCCGGGGTGCTGCGTAGGTAACGGTAAGGGACCATCGACAAGATTTCTTCGAGCGGGTATTTCTTGGAATTGGGCACTCGTTCATCGACATCCATCATCCAAATAACATTATCGCCGTGGTCTTGTTGAAGCCAGGACCAATGGTCTTTGTTTACCCAGTTGGTCTCAGACGTATATACTTCGGGCTTGTGCATCTGGAAGGATTGCGTCCAGCGCTTATATGTCTCCGGCTTTTGAGGTGCTTCATTGTATAGCCAGATTTCGAACTCTTCATTTTGGTAAGGTGCATTCTCCCTGGTCTCAGGGTGACTTCCAACTATGGCGAGCTTTTTCACAGTATGAGCCTTTCACTAGAGATGGGCGTCCCCCTAACGCCCACATTGAACATAGTATTACGCAGAAGCAGAAGCCGTTGCGCTGATGTGAGTAGTTTGCTTATAGCGGGCTTCCAAGAAAGCGAAGCCAGCAACCAATGTTGCTTCGGCATCGACGTCAGTCAGAACCGCGCGAGCGTATCGGTATTCGTTAGCCGCCAACTCGTCCGGGTCAATCTCGATGAGATAGCCCATGTTGTCATTCTCATCTGGTGCTACTGCAACGCCAGCCGAAGTGGCCGTGGTCACAGCGCCCCAGGTGTTAGCACCAACAGCGCCGGAAAGACGATACCGGAAAGCGATAGCCGCCTCGGCCCCGCCTTCAGCGGTTGCGCATTCAATGGTGATTGTCCAGTCATCCGTAACGGTTGCGCTTGTAACGGCCCCGAACTGGAGCAAGAACCACGCTTTTTGAGCGTTGCGAAGGTCCACATAAGGACAAGTGGTTGCCGTGCTTACGATGTCTTGCGGAGCAAGAAAGCATACGATGTTGTCATATCCTGCGAATGGATTAGCCATTTTATTTTTCTCCTTATATTAGATTCGGTTTAGGTGGAAGCTGCGGTCAGCACAACGAACGGTGACAGGGTGTCGCCTGCGTCTTTTGGTGTCAGTGCTGAGTTCCAGAGCGGTTGACCATCGGTTCGATAAACGAAGCGGAAAACCGTCTCATCCGTCAAGAATTGAACATGAATGGATGAAGCCGACTGTACGCCGCCCTTGTTGATGGTCTGGTATTGGCTCAGTGACGCCAGCATAATGTCGCCGGTCGTTCCCAGTGCCGCGGTATGTTCAATCTCAAGATACGGCGCACCATATAACGAGAATGACGGGTTCGCTTGCCCAGGCTGGTTATTAGGCAGCAAGAAGGGCGCATTACCCAGGGTCAGGTTGATAAGCTGCGGGAACAGGGATTGATTAGCAAGCCAGACGTAATCACTCACGCCTGCCCAGCGTCGAGCCCACATATTAGCGATGTCGACCTCATCAACCTGGTTGGCGTCAATGCGTGTCACGCTCACCAATGCGGGCGAGTTCATAATGCCCAGAGGCATACCAACGCCGGTTCCGGTGTAATATGCGTTCTCAACTCTGAAACGCAGTTCTTCGGGAACTGTGCGTGATAGCCAGGATTCCAGCGCAACCGCATCTTCCAGAAGTTCATCGGTCGCATAGCACAGGGCCGCAACCTTTTTGAGCTTCAATTCCATTTGACGGAATGTCGGCTTGCTCGCGGTCTTCGTTCCACCTTCGGCCATCCAGTACCCCAGAATGCCACCCCAGCGGGAGCCATCGGCGCGGCTGGTTTCATCAACTGCGTTATATAGCATCGAGTTGGAATTGGGTCCAATCTGGTCGCTTGCAACGCGGCTGATGATTTCACCACCGCTGTACATACGTTCGATAAGCCCGCCAGCTAACTGCGGTGACAATAGATACCCACCATCGGCGGGCACGTTCTCGCTCAACCCGGTGGCCTTGCGGCTCAACAGTCGAACGTCTTGCCGCGATGGATAGAGCGCGGCGTTTTTGACAGCCTGGAAAAATTGCCCGGCCGTCTCGAATGGCTGGTCTGCCTCATCGACCTCGACTTTTACTTTCGCGCCTTCGGTCTTTGCGGGCAGATCCTTCATAGCCTTTTCAACGCCAGCTTTGACAGCCGCTTCAACGTCCACCGGTTCCGGTGTCGATTCGGCTCCTGCCTTGACGGCATTATCAAGCATCTCTTGGAGTTTCTCCTCAGTGATCTCCATTTTTGTTACCTCCATGTTGTTGGTCTTTCTTTGACCATGATTAGTTGCTTCTGGACCTGCCCCGCCTTCTTGAACTGGCTCTTCGCCTGGTTCATCCTTTGGCTCGCGTTCCATCAGCGGTTTAACTTCGATTGATTTCAGCGGCACTACCCCATTGCGAGGTTCCGCCGGTGTCGGTGTCAGTGATGCGTCCAGACCCAAAGGCCATGACTTAATCCACACCGCGTCATTCTTTTGCTCATGTTCTACAAGATGACCGGCGGTCCCACTTGACCACCCTTGCTTGCCCTTCTCTGCCATCTCGTAAATATAACTTTCGTATTCGTCCCTCATGTTGAGCTGCGCTTCTGCCCATACCCCGAAGTCATCGGTCTTCAGTTCAGCCTTGCCCAACTTGCGGTGCTTGAGTACCGGGTCTTGACCGTGCTGATAATAGACCGGAGCGGTGGAAGCATCCCCGAAGTCGGTATCCTTCGTGAAGAACTCACCGACCAGGTCGGGCTCTCGCTCGCTGGTGAAGCGCACCAGGTAGCCGCCGACCTTTCCCTCACCGAGTGCCTTGATGGGCTCCCCGTAGTATATAAGTTGTTCTTCGTTGTCTTTGTCCATGCTCACCTTCCTAACAAAAAAACAGCGCCAGAAATGCAAAAAGGGAAGTGTAAACTTCCATCTCTGCTTTTCTGCCGCTGTCTATTGACTAATCGGCTCCATCAAGCTGTGTTTATTCGGTTGCCCCTAGTCTAGCATATTACGGGGATGTTGTCAAATCCGCATCCTAATCAACCGCGCCGGTACGCCCGCGTTGACGCTGTAATCCTCTCCCCATCGTCAACCAATAGCCGCCGAAGGTCCGCAATCTCGGCGATGGGTGATGTATCGTTCAACTTCGCATATCCGTAGTCAACCATCGAACGCCAGCACACCCGTTCTAATCGGTCACGCTGCGCCCGTGTCACCTTCGGCTTGAAGGGTGTCACATGGGTGACTGGTAATTCGGTGTCAATCTCAAGGTCGAATAACAACTGATGGGCATCTTCCATCTTGTATATCTTGACGCTCGGATGTTGATACATCCCGTATATGGTGCTGACAATATCACGGTCCAGCCATTCAACGAACACGTCCCATGGCATACCTTCGGCGTACTGCGTCAACCCCATGATGACGCTCCAATACTGACGCGAGTTAGACTTATACAGCCAGTCGTTGTTGTTGCGATATGCCCAGATAGAACGAAGCCAGTCTACCGGGTTGCGCACCATCGTAAAGCCGCGGTCAATCGTCTCAGGCAATCCGTGGTATGGACCGACCTCGACACCCTTGCCCATCTGGTCGGTGAGGAACTGACGGAAGCCGAACCCGCCGCATTTCGGAATGTGGATGAACGTACCCCAGTCGCCTACGTATGCCATTAGTCACCACCAATCAGAGGCATGAATACAGACCTCATCACATTTATAGAGCCGTCGTCAATGCGCCCGGTAACGCTGACGCCATTGCCACCGAATGAGGTGCTTATCAGGTCGAGGTGGCTACCGGTTGACTCTTGCGGCACATCGAACACCAGGTCAAATATAACGCCGTCTGGCAATGGCGTCGCCGGGGAGGTGAAGCTGTAAAGCAGCACCGTTACATGGTCATCGAACCGGGTGTCGTCGGCCATGACCCAATCGTCGGGTAATGCGCCCCGCTCAATACCTTCGTATGATACGTTATCGTTGTCATAATAGATGTGGGTAATTATAGCGTCAACGTGTACACCGTTCGATGTGAACTCCATCGGGACCGAAATCACCATGCCGGGCGGCGTCCATACGTGGCTAATATCGAGTACAGGCATGGGCGCACCTTGCCCGAATATGGAAGCGATGAGCGCAAGTAGTAATGCTTTCATTATGTCTTCACCGTCATGCCGCTTGTTATCGTCAAGTCGGTCGGTTTCAGGTCAACGTTGTCGAGAAGGTCATTCATCACCTGGAGCGACACGTCGCAGGCGAGCGTGTTGTCCTTTGCTAACAGGTAATCGTTATATGCGACCTGCCCCTTCTTATCAATCTCCAGCTTGCGGTCGGGGTCATCTTCGGCCTCGAACATCTCTTTCAACGTGTCGAACTTACCTTTGGCCTGGTGGAACTCGGTAAGGCGCTCATCGAACTGCTTCTGGTATTCGGTCTTTATCTTCTCTAATGTCTGCCTGCTTATCATCTGAAAACCTCCATCGTACCCGTACAATGCCGAGTTCAGCAAGTTAGAATTATCTGGAATGTACACGTCAACGCCGCGACCTTGCGCTAGTCCTATCAGGTATTCGGTCCCCGCTTTCTGGTATGCGTACTCGGTCCCCGACGCCATCTCAATCCCGTATAACTCAATCCTATCGAACTCCTCAAGCAGCGCCAGACCGAGCATATACGACACCGTGCTGGTGAAGTAAGGGCGTCCTACGTTGGCGATAACTTCATCAATGGGATACAAAACCGACGCCGGTATCTCTGGGTAATCTTCAATCATGTAAATGGGGAAGTCGTGCGGCTCTTGAAGCCAGGCCCAATGGTCTTCCATTTCATCCCCTCTTGCGTTCAAGTGCCAGCGTGGATGTAAGTCAAGAAGTCGGTCAACGCGTGGCGGGTCATACTGCCACACCCAATTGACCGACCATATCTCATCGGCTTCGCTGTTGTGTACTAAGTCCCTTGTCTTTGGAGCATAGCAGTACAGGGCGACTGATTTCACTATTCTAGCCTTTCACTTATGCGGCGTTAGTATGCTCGTACCATGTAAGATGCAATGTAGCGGCGTCGGCGGCTGCGCCATATACGCTAACCTGATAGTTGGTATTCTGCTTCAGGATAATCTCATCCCTGCCGCCCGACTCAGCACCACTAGAAAAGCGACCGTCACCAAATATGTACTCATCAATTAGCGTGATAGTGGCAGCACCCGACTCGGCCAATGATGCGTCATAAGACATCTTGGCAGCAACCGCCGCGCCCGTGTCCCATGATAGCATTCCGCTCGCCCCGGTGCTGTTACGGTCACTGTTCAAGATGCTCACCGTCCCAGTCGCTCCGGTAGTGCCGCCGGTGGTCGAGTTCTCAATCAGTCGAACACGCCAGCCCGCCGTGCCTTTTACCGAGAAGTTGAAGTGAGCCCATTTCTCGGTATTGGGCGTTGTCCAAGATAGCGTTATCATGTCGTCTGGACCTTCCATCGCATCCAGACTTGCAACGCTGTATACCACGAAATAATGACTGCCGCCGTGGATTTCGTGGTGTGCGTAGTCGATAACCTGCAAGCTGTTGGTAGATGCGTCCGCTTTCAATGCCACATCTTTCGTTCCCGCTTGCGCTCTTAATTTTGTGCTGCCCATGATATTTACTCCTTATTTGTCTAATGCCTGATTGATTGCCTTGATTAGCAGGTCGGTGACTTCTTTCGTCTCTTCCTGTGCTACGGTCTGGGTGGTCTTCCATCCGTGGTCACGGTGGAATGACGCCTGGTGTTCTTCATCCTGAACGAATGGTCCATAATGAACATTGTTGCCAACGATGGCAGTCAAGCCAGCGTCACGGGTCTTGATAGTCCACTTCTGCCCTAGGTCTTTGGACGTCTTTCGCATACCAAACGACCCATCAACCCTTGCCCAGAATGGGCCGATACCACGATAGTACCAGCGCTTCGGATACGGGCCTTTTACGTTCGCATCTGTTGGCGGCGGGTACGTCGCAATCTTGCCCTTGACGTGCTCTGCCGCCCCAACCAGCCCGGCCTTGACGACCTCCAGCCCTTCGATGCTGTTGACCTTCTTCATCAACTTGTCGAGCCCTTCGATGCGAACGGTAGCGTTAGCCATCAGGCCACCAGCTCGTGGTTGAGCCAGCACCGACAGCGCGGATGGGCGGCCTCTTCGACGTGCCAACCATCGCCCTTCTTTTTGCCGTGTCTTGGCTCGCAAATAGGGCATACGATTTCATCATGTCTTGTCTGCCATACTGCGACCATCTGTATCCCTGATTTCTCAAGCTCTTTTACAATACCAACCTCACCCTGCATGGCCGCATTCGTAACTTCGGTGCGGGCTATCATAGCGGCACGTTCTTCGCTAGACCAGGTCTCAAGGGGCTTACTCAATTCACCCTGTGTCCATCCTTCTTCGAAATAGCGCGGGATTGCGGCTTGTATGTTTTTCATACGAGCATCGGTAATATCAAATATCAACTCCCCGGCGTGCTGCCTTGCCCAGTCTGCCGCGGCTTCATTTACTAAGCCCCAATCGACTTCTAGCGCAACTTCTTTTAGCATCCTCTCCGCACTCGCTAAGTATATTTGCGAGCCAGTTGCTGCGAAAAAAGGGCGTAACTCCTCCCCAATATCATCCCAAAAACTCGGCGGTATATTGTTTATATCTGGCGGGTCACCGACATATACCAGTAACTGGTCAAATAAAGACTTGAGCTTACCGCTCAGGTCTCTTGCATACAATCGTTCTAAATCATCCCGGTCTGGTATATCAGGCATTACGGGTATCCCTTCCAGGTAGCGATGTTGTTCTGCTCCCTCAATACTTCAATCAACTCTTTCATGGCGTCGGTCTCGGTGTCTTCCTTCGGCTTCTCAATCAGCGCACTTGCGAACACCGACCGGATCTCTTCGGTATCGGTGGCAATCTTCAGCCCTTCGGTAACACGCTCGAACACCTCACCCGATATTGCCGCCGGGATGAACGCAACCGATGAAGCGTCTCCACCACGCTCGACCGCTTTCAAACACTTGCCTTGCCATAGTGACAACTCGTGCCGGGCGGGTGCAAGGTCGACCGCTTTCTCTTCGAACGGGTCGGGTGGTTCTTCTTGTATATTCTCAAACGGGTTCGGCGCTGGTCTTTTGGGTTCGAAGTTGTCTATCCCTGCCATCTCGCCAGCAGACGCCGGGTCAATACCCGCATCCACCGCCGCTTTCATAATGACTAACTTCTCCAACAGTTCACTACGAACACCCGCCTCTGGGTCTTCAACGGGTGGAAGCCCAAGCGATGCGCGCACCTCATTCTTCTCTACAACACCGCTCTCGATATGGTATCCAAATATCTCCTCTTGCGTCGTTCCTTCAGCCATTCCATCCTCAATCAATTTCCAGTCCTCATCCGATAACTCATACCCTAACGTCCTAAGTGCCACCGTCAGCGGCATACCGGATGTTACCAGGTGCGTCAATGCCAGCGCCCGTTCTTTTTCGTCATCCTGCATTACGCTAATGGTCTCAGGCAAGAACACCATACGCAATCCCAGCTCATCAAATAGTTGCTCATTCAGGATAGACGCAATCCAGTTGGCCTCCGGAATAATCAGGTCTTCGTACCAGTTGCGCTTATCCTGATTGGCGGTGGCGTAGTTAGCAGCGTCGGGGAATAACAGCGACGATGGAATACCGGTAGCCAGCACGATTTCGGTCTGCTTGTCTTTGGTTAGTTCAACGTTCTCTAGTTCCTTGATACCCTCACCGACGATAACGGGTTCCATTTTATCAGCGTTGAGTACCCTTGTTTTCCATGAGTTTTGAATGCCACTAATAACCCTATTCCACCAAGTAGTAAACTCCTCGGATGTTTCACGACTTGCCCCGGCCATTGTGAACAGCATCGCCTTGATAGCGCCGCGGCCGAAGTAGTTCTTTGCGAACTCGTCAACGTTAGCGAGCACCCCGCAGGCGTTCAGCGCCGACTTGACCGGCCAGGATGAAGGCGGCCCAAACTCGACATACGTGTCCATTCCCCAGAAGGAAATAATATCATCGGTCGTGTATGTCCTGGGTACGCCGTTCTCGTTGCGCTTCCAGACGATCTCGCCAGACTGCGCTTTCTTCTCGTCCAGTTCCATGCTGTCGGGGTTCAGGTGGCGCAGCTTATCGAAGCCCGCCGGGTTCTGTTCCCGCTTCCAGTACGCCGCACCCGCAAGCACCAGTGATGCCTCAATGAGATACAGCATCTCGAACATTGACGATACCAGCCCTTCCTTGTTCTGGTAGTCAACGGACGTCTCGACCTCTTCATCGCCGCGCATGATGACCCACGGCAAGTTGGCAACAGCGCCCCCACGGATGTCAACGGCTCGGTATAGCGTCGGGATAATCTGGTAGAACGCTTGTGGGTTCTCTTCGTCTACCGGCTTACCCGAAATGTAGGTCCAGGCGTCGGTGTCCTCGTCCCATAATAGACTTGATTTCGTTCCGATGATGTCATGTTGTATTTTGCTCATGTGAAGTACCATTCCTGTGCACCGCGCACCATCAGCGCCCGCGCTATAACTGTGTCGTCGTGTAATCCTTCCGGCGCACTGTACTGACTGCGCCCCGTGATGGGTGACACCTTCCTCTCGTATGCCTCAAGCTCGCCCGTCCAAATCGGGTCTTGCTGGAACTGCCATTCCTCACGCTCTAATACTAGTGCTAAGTTTTCGATGAGCGGTGGCTTGCTCTGGGCAGTGGTCTGGAAGCCCGACACCGGCATACCCGCCCGTTGTAGTTCTTCGATTACCGGGTCGCCCATCGCGTTGCTTTCGGCGGTGATGCTGGTCATGTTCCATTTACTATGAAGCACTTCCAAGCGCTTGCGCTGGAAATGATAGTCTATCTGGTTGAAGCGGTCTCGTGCTATCTCTTGTTTGCACGTATTACACCCGACCGATATACAGGTAAAGTCGGCCTGCTTACCCCAGTCAACACCGGCAATAATATGATGCCCTTCGTGCTCTTTCGGCGTCGTATCGGGTGCGCTCATGCAGGCGTCAATGTTGCGAAATACAGCGCCCTCGCCTTCCAGGAATACGGCAAGATACTCTTGCTCAAATATAAGTTCAGGTAATAGTTCCCGTGCCGCTTCAATCTCGGACGGGTCAATGTACGGGTTGTCACTGGTCGGAAGCTGCCAGGATTGCCAGTCACCGTTCCCGTTATCGGTGGCTAATCCCTTCTGATACATCCGAAAGAACCAGTTGCGACCCTTCGGCGTACTGATGAACATGGCCGAACCTTTGCGGTCCGATAACGCCGGGCGTAGTGCTTCAGTCCAAGCGGCCTCAGCCACGAATGAACATTCATCAATGACCACCAGGTCCAGTCCTTCACCACGCAGGCTGTCGGGATTGTCTGCGCTCCGTACTGTCACCTCGCCGCCGTTCGATAACGTTACTTGCCGGTCAACCTTGCTGATGTTCGCTCCAATCCTTGCACCCATGCGCCGAAGCGGTCTCCATCCGACCTCGCCCATCTTGTATGTCGGTGCGACCCACCAGGCCCGCTTGCCTTGCGCCGCGTAGTCCAGGCACTCATGTACACCCAGGCGCGTCTTGCCCCATCTGCGACCGGCGGCCAGAACTTTGAAGCGTGCCGGGTCAACGTGTACCTTCGTTTGCCCTGGATGCGGGGATGCGTTAATCGTGTACGTTGTCATCGTCCCAATTTACCACATGATTGATTTCGCCGCTGTGCTGTTGCTCGAAGCGTTCCACATAGCCGCGGTCCTTGCCTTGTGTTTTCAGAAAGAACAACAATGCGGCGGTATTGCCTTTGAACATCTGCTTATACAGTTCACTTTCGGCGTCATCAATAAGCGACTCCCGCGCTTCTTTCACAACATCCCATAGACACGGGTGCTTTTTATTCAACGTGTTATATAGCCAGGTGCGCGACTTACCAAACGACCGAGCGACCGATGTCAAATTGCCCCGGTGTTCCGTTATCTTTTTGCTGATGTTGTTCTTGGTTGCGTTCATCTTTTTATAGTGTCAATTATGTAACTACTCCGGCTCACACGTCACATTCAAAACAGCGCCCCATCGCTTACACTCAGCGAGCTGCGCCATCTGCATAATACTATCTTCGGCCATGTCCAGCATCACCCTTATTGCGCCGTCGGCCATTGTCTGGACCCTTATCACTTCGGCCTGGAACTCTATCTTTTCGTTGCTCTCTGACATACTCTTTCCTAACGTGTCGCCTGCGTCGGTGGCGCTCACTCTTGGGCATACAAGTCCTCTACCGGTCTTCGACATAAATCCGTCGGCATTTCGACCGGCCATCCGTTACCGCATAAGGTGTACCAATACCACGGCGTAGGTAGTTCCTTCAATCGGCGGTAGTGCTTTATCTGTGCTTTCTCGTATCCAGCCTCTGAACCTCGCTTCCATAACACGGCAGTTTCGGATAAATACACCGGACGATTGCGATTGTC